CTAGAGGCCTCTTTTACATAAACGTAAATATCCCTTGCGAAAGTATCGTGCATATCACTCATCGCTGAGTTTATTGCCGTTTTTTCGGTGGTTGTAAGCAAAGAGCCCATTTAAACAAGCCTCCCAGAAAGGTTATATGTTCCGTCTTCTCCCGCTACTTGAATCGGAGAAGACTTTTGGTAATTATATTGATAAAGAAGATTTTCTAATCTAGAATTAGCATCCCTTGAAAGGTCTATATAAGTTTTAGAAACAGAGTTTTTGTTCTGTCTTTGTATTGTTGTGTCCCCCTCCTTGAGCGTAATCCAATCAACAGAATCGGAATAGGTAAAACTCCTAAGAGCCTCTCTAGAAGATTTTTGATAATAAAATAATTCATAAAGAGTAGAAAAAATACCAGATTCCACAGGAGCCAAACTCGTTTTACCCTGCCTTATATTCCCAGTAGCGTCTACCACAAATTCTTCGTGAATCAATCCATTTAATTCCCCAACATTCGTTTCAAGCCATCCTGACACGAATACCATATTGTAAGAGCCCGTATCGTTAGGAAACTCATACGTAGTAATTCCGCTGGCTAAATTACCAAGATCATTCATAAAGTTATTATTCTTTAAATAACTTTACAGTAGATTCGTAATCTGGGGAACTGGGATCTATAATTGGTTTAGCTTGGCCCTGAACGGTCACATCATGTTTTACTGCATAAAAATCAAAAGACTTAAGTAAAGATTGCCTTAAAAGCTGCATATTCCTTTCTCTAGGAATACCAACCCTAGCAGCCAAATCAGTTAACTCTGAAGCAGAGCAATCATCTAATTTGCGCCTAAAAATTTCCCTGCTAAGTGTGCCGTAGGGATTCATTTGAGGCATTCCTAATAACTCTTCAAGCTCTTTAATTTCTTCAATTTCCTCTTCGAAAGCATCCCTGTCTTTTCCGTCAGTAACATCAAATTCTTCTAGATGTTTCTTTTCAACGCCCTTCGAAACTTGTTTTTCAGGAGCGGTTTTCTTTTTCGCAGACTTCTTCTTGCTCATACAATATGATAGTTTTTTTTTATAAAATATCAATAAAAAGAGCCGCCCCCTTCGGGACGGCTCCTTTTATGATTGACATAGGTTGCTTACACAGCCAGTCCGATAAGAGCCTTATCGTTGATACAGATACGACCCTCTTCGACTTTACCGTAGTAACCAATCTTGTTCTGACGAACAGAAAACTGATCGTCCACAAGAACTTGGAACTCAGAAGGACTTCCTTCACCCACCACGGTCGGGCGGATAAGAGAATCCTTGGTGCGGTCGATGCCGATGAGAATCTCATCAGCAGCAGTTGACCATGTTCCGCCCCCTCCACCAGCAACAGTGGCGCTTTCAGACGCAACGATAGCGCCAAAGAGCTTGTTGAACAGTTGTCCAACACCCAGTTGGTTGATTTCCATGATATTAATACCATAGAAAGCGGGAAGACCAGCAGACCGATACATCTCCTCTCGGAGACTTTCTGGCGCAGGAAGACTGTCCAGAAGAGCAGAGGCATAAGGTGCTCCTGCCGTGTTAATTGGATTGTAAGCCATAGCACGGAGTTCCTCGACCATTTCTGGAGAAACCAAAAGATCGGTGATCCCAGACTTAACTCCACCGATGGGAGTCCCGTGATCGAAAGAACTATTAATTCTCTTGCTTTTGGTGATTAAGTTATTAAAATCAGCAAGCACGAAACGGTTTGCAGCACTAGATGCAATGATCTGACTGCCAGCAGTATTCGTGTTACCTTTGCCTTTTACCAAAGCAGTCGCAAGCACGTTAAACGCGGTCTTGGTCTGCTTGTATAAGACTTCTTGAGCCATCCTAGTGAAAGTCTTGCTTACAACATCAAGGCGCGACGAACGGACATACTTGCGATCAAACGCGAGAGCACTGTCCAAAGTGTAAGTGCTGAACTTGAGTTCATTGTGAGCAGGAAAGACTTGACTGTAAGGAAGGCCCCCAGCAACCTGTTGAGAATACACCTGAATGTAGTTCTCATCGTTAATATCGTGGAAAAGATCCAGAGGAAGAGAAGGATTTTCATACTCTCCATAAGAAATCGTGTTATACAGATTCCCAATAGTTGGAGCGTTATTGATAACTTCCGACACAACAGGCGAGAGCAATTCTGCAACAGCCGCTTGAGCCTCATAAGCTTCTTCACGATTGTTAGATCCCATCGCACGGATAAGAGCTAATTGATCATCAGTTTGTTTAATTGTGATTTTCATTTTCGTAAATTATTAGCAGTTAAGGTTAAGAATTGCATACGAACCAGAAAAGGCATCCTGTAAGGTGTCTTCTCCACGGTGACCCGTGGCAATAAATTGCCCGATAGAGTGAGTGGCCAGTGTGGCGTGGTTAGCCGCAGTTGCGGTAACTCCGCTCACCGTTCCATTCGCAGAAGGAATCGCCCACTGATTTACAGTAGGAGCAATCCCGCCTCCCAAGCCTTTAACATTAACAGTGAAAAGCCCTTTGGTCGCAACAGGAACGGCTTCGCCAGAAACCACACACTGAAGTTCTTCTTTTTTCTGAGGATAATATAAAAGATTTTCCCCATTTTCGTCCTTGTTACGAACATCTCGCAACAGGATTCCCAACGGTTTAACGCCTGCCCCAGTATCACTTACTTTGGTGAGCTTATAAGGCACCTCAGGATACATTGACAGGGCGTTACCCATAGTAGTTTGCCAAGAGTCAGAATCGCCTCTTTGCACATACTGCACAGGTTCATTTTGAAGGTCAGCAGCGCTGACTTTCACAACAGAACCCGCTTCGCCCGTTTCAGCGTCAAGAGAATAAAAATTGATAACATCAGTATCATTATATTGACGGAAGGGCAACAAACGTGTAATTTCGTAAGCCATGATTAGTTTTTTGTTTAATTAAGATACTTCTATTTCACAGAAGTTGTTTCTAAGTCTTTCGACCAGAGAAAGTGTTTCGCTAGCTTCTCCATTGTTATTGGGGACAGCGGCTTCCGCCTCCCCCTCAACTTCAAGCTCTTCATCTCCAGCTTCTTCAGCTTCTTCAGAAGCGGCACTCTCAGTGCTGTCCGTCTCACCATCTTCACGGTTCGCGACAGCCTCATTAATACGCGCTTTGATTTCAGCTTCTTGAGCTTCGATGTTTTTCTTAAGCTTGTGTGCAAAAATCACCTCAAGCTTTTCCTTATAGGTATTAAAATCTTCTTCAGAAGAACCCAATTCCTTCACTTCAGCAGTAACCAATACAAGCTCTTTTTCATTAAGCTCGTAGTCGCTGTCGATAAAGTTCATACGGTCATTAAAGAGATCAACCGCAGCTTTCGCTTCAACATCATTCTTAAGTGAGTCAAGTTCTTCCTTGGCTTGCTTAAAAGAGTCTTGTAACTCTGCAAGCTCGGCTTCAGCTTTTGCCTTGGCCTCCTGTTCTATTTCAATTTTGGAGGTCCAAGATTCGTTGTGCTCAGTGAGCGCATCACGAATACTTTGACCAACGTTTTTAACTTCCGAGTCCTCCCTCACAGCTGAGGCAACACTCTTTGTCAACTTAGAGATAAGTTCTTCGAATTGTTGTTTTTCCATATTAAAAATGCTTTTTAATTTGTCAGACTTTACATTTATATTAGCGTTTCGGGAAATTTTTTCTATATTTTTATCTTCTGAGGCGTCTTTCTCCATATAAATGCCCTTAACGGCAGCAGCAGGGTTTCTTGTTAATGCTGCTCCCAGCGGATATGTTTGACCAACAATTAATCTATTAACAAGGTTGCCGTTTTCGTCTTTTCCGTCGCCTCCTAAACCCTTGATGTATTGTTTAAGGTCTTCCTTGTCAGCACCTTCTGCTATTGTGGAGTCCTCTAACAGGGAAGACCCTACTGCTACCTCAAAATCCCTAAAGGCAAGCTCCCAACTAGTTGCGATGCTTTGATAGTCCTCACTTTCTTCATCAGAGGCCTCTACAATTGCTTCAGCTAACTCGGGGTATACTTGTTGATATATTAGGCCTGCCGCATTTATGTAAAAAGGTTCTTTTTTGTCGGCATAAGATTCGATGTCGTTGTTTTTAAAGTCAAACTCTCGATTTGAGAAGGACGCATTAATCATATGACCGACTATTTTATCTTTTTTATGCTCAATGTTAATTGGCTTATTGATAAATCTTTTTACGGCGGCTATGGCAGTTTTAGCATCGATACCATCTCCATTTTTATTGAATTCATTAACTTTCGCCAAATTGAAGACTACAGGTAACACATCAATGTTTTCTTCGGGATCAAAATCGTCAGGCAATAATGATTGCGCTGTGTCCTTAATAGATCCTTCTGAAAGACCAAATGACTCAAATTCTTCTTCGCTTATTTTTTTTATTGAGCCTTCAAAACGGCAAATTTTAAAATCATCCAATGGCATATTCTCTATTACACAGAAATTTGAGTAGAATGATATAAAATTGCAGAAGACAAATCATCTAATTGATGTTGACACCCTAATTCCAATATCTTTTTATGCACATTAAGACCTGTAAGACTATCTAAATCATTAACCACAGCAGCCAAGGCCTCCTCCCAATCACAAACATCCTTAGCGATAACAATTGTCTCACATACCTGTGTTACCATTTCTTTTTTCTGTTTAGACATCCTCTTAATGCCAAACTTAGACGCAAACTCACGGAAAGCTATTAATTCAAATTCATTTAACTTTTTAGTCGCCTCTATAATATTTTTCTTTGAGAAAGTCGTAGAATTAGAAACGCCCAAAGGCCTACCACCAGAAGGCGACACAGGCTTCTCTTCAGGCTTTTCGTCAGGTCTCTTCTTGGGTTGTTCCTTCACCCCTTTCGGAGCCCCCTCCCCATCTTCAGAATATAAGTTAATTGTATTGACAAGGGGCATGTAATGACCCTTTTCCCTATCGTCTTTAAATTTATCTTGCGCTGATCCCATTTCTTTGGGCTCTGGGAATGCGCCAGTGTGGACAACCTGCATACCTTGCTCAGGAGTAAGAACACCCAGCTCCATAAGCCTTGTGGCCAGCTTAGCCAAGTTGTTATCATCCATCGTGTCGGTTTTAGCAAACTTAGCCTTAGGCCAAGACCGTAAGCCAGCCGCCTTGCAAACCCTCCTGATTTCAGGATTGATAAAATCACTTAAGAACGAATTTCGAGATTCCTCTAACCGCTGGAAGAATACTTTCATTTTAATATGTCCGTCAGAATATTTCGAGTCACCGATCAAGACATTTTGGAGACCATCTTCAATATCCTTATTAATAACAATATACTTATCTGGTCCGACAACTTTTCTTATATCAGGAATAACAAAATCTGCTTTTGTGGTATAATCAGAAACAAGAACCCGACCAACGCTTTGGTTTTTGAAAATTTGCTGCATAGCGGCCAAGTTCCTATGATTAATCCCCCCCTTTTCTGGCTCATTGCCCATAGTCACCAGCAAGACGACGTTTTCTATAGAACGACTAATTGCTTGATCAATATTTTTCAGTTCAATTTTTCTGTTGATGTCATCTAATACAGAATAACCCACAGGCACAGCCATTGGCTCATAATCTTGTTTTTTACAAAAGATAACATGTAATAATCTGGGATCTAATTTTATCTGAACCTTAGCTGTTGAATACCCATCTTTTGTTGACTTAATCGCTTCTTGGGCTTCTGGAGGCAACGACATCAATAATTCCTCCTCGTATTCCGTTTGGGGGTTCCTCAATCGCGCTACCTCAAAAGCGGTTAAAACTTTGAAATACTCATGCTCACTAAAAGAAACGCACCCCTTTGTAGCTATATCAGTGGGATTAATAAGAAAATATCTAATAGGAATTTCCTTGCGGGTGGTTGCCCCATATGCGTCCAGCATTTTTTGAGAATTTTTGAGAGGAATCTTACCGTCAATACGATAAAGGAAAACATTGCCAGAACGATAATACTCTCTAAAGTATTGCGCTTTTAAATCATGCATATTAATTTTCTTAAGCCACGCCTCAATGAATTTCCTAGACTTTTCGTTACCCCCCTCCACATATAACTCTGAATCAGCAAATTCTGATAAAAGATCTATAGTCCCTCTAAAGTTGGCTATATTAAAATAAGCCTTCTGACAAAGCTCAATAGACTCGCTAACGTCAGCGGAATCCTTGGAATAATTAAAAGGCAATATACCTTTTTCAATATTATCAAATTTTCCTCCTACACCAGATCTTGCAACCCTATTGGTTCGTGAGGCGGTTCTTGCTGTTGGACCGCTGAGCCTAGACGCCTCGCTAGAACTATAAATCGACTCGCCAATTAACTGGGGCAAGAACTCGTCTTCCTCTTGAGATTTTAATAAATCTTCTATAGGAACCTCCTTCTTCTTTAGGTTTTCCCAGTATTCTGATCTTTTAGTATATTTCCGAGGCATATCAAAGTTTACACCAAAGTTATAAAAGTTACTTTGAAACTTTTCAAATTGCAAATGGAATAAAAGTGCCTTCGGGTTTTCTGTCTGGAGAAGCGTTTTCAGAATCGAAATAAACCTTAGCAAACCAATTCCCTAAAACTAAAGCAGAATAAGAGTCTTTTCTTGCTCTGTGTGGGCCTTTTTGCCTTCTAAAGTTTTGAGGCAGATTAAATGACTGAGATCCTTGCGGATTTGCGATAACCTCGATATTGGCACATTCAGTTTTAGTTAATTCAACAATTGACTTTTGATGATCTATAAGATCAATCATCATTGCTCCCTTAGAGGCCGAGGGTGCCTTTATATCCCATTTAATTTTATCTATGGGCATATTCTTTTTTCTTTGCTCGTTAAAGTGAGTGTCCACTGCCCTAGCCCCGAATAAAATTCTTTTGTGGTCTATCGCCGCTTGTAACATCTCATTAGCATTTCTAATCCAATTAGAAGTGGGCTTTCTTAAGATACAATATTTCCTATCCTTAACATTAAGTTGGTTTTTGAAAGATAGAATATCAGAATGCCAATTTTCAGGTTTTTCTAAGTCAACCTCGATAACGCCAATTTTTATATTTTGTTCTTTGAATAAAGCACTCTCATTACAGGAGTTAATAAACTGGACACCGCCATTATAGTCACCACACATACCAACAATATTAAAATGTTGAATCAGATATAAGAAATACTGCATATGCTGCTTTAGAGAAACTCCTGCTATTGCATAGCTATGAATTAAGCAGATCTTTTGAGAATCTCTGTCAATCTTGAATACATGCATGGCAAAATGGTCAGCACTTGTGTTGCCCGCCCAGTTAGGGTCAAAAGAAAGTAAATATTCACCACTTGGATTACCCACCACCTCGACAGCAGGCATTTCTCCATCAGGTATGGTGCAAGCCGCCATTTTAGAGAGTCTGAAGTAACCGTCACTCTCGTCTACAAATTGAGCGCCGAACTCCCTCTTAAACTGCATTTCACTCATGGTCGCCTTAGCTTGTTTAAGCAGATTCTGATCATAGAGCCTTTGAGGGGCGCAGTCATAACTCAATTGCATTATCAACCTATATGCGTCATCTTTAAAATCATCCTCTTGGATATCCTCTGTTATGTCATGCCCATATATCAAGTCTTCATATTTTTTATAAAGCTTATACATATACTCAAATTTAAAGGATGGAGATGAAAGAATAATTAACTTATTGTTAGGCCAAATATACCGCTCCCTTTCTGTCATCTCGTCTTTGTCGATTAATCTGGATTCTAGATTGTATAACTCCTCCCTTTCTTGAGGATTCTCCACCACTCCAAGGAAAGGTATAATAACCTCATTAAATATCTTTTCGGGTATAGTAAGGAATTCGTCCAACACAATCCTGTTAAATCGAAATCCACGTAATCTTTCACCATTAGCTAACGGAAGAGCGATTGCTCTTGCTCTACCTAAAGTTAATGTCCATTGGTCAGTTCCTTTAGTTATTTTAAAGCCACATTCTTTTAATAAGCTTGCTTCGGGCTTACTCATGATATCCTCCATCTTTTGGAAGATTTGTTTTGATTGCCTAAAGCTACCTGCAATAACACCTATGTTAGCATTCGGATTAAGCAGACACTCTAGTAAAACATATACAGCAGTAGAGAATGTCTTCGACATACCCCGAGAAAAGACAAACATAGAGTAGTCAGCCACCATCATCCCCTTAATAGCCATAGCCTGAAATGGAAATAACTTTATTCCCAAAAATAACTCAGATGTGAATGAAATATTATTCCTTAAAAACTTATAAAGCAGATACTTAGCATCTTCTTCTCTGATGCCTCCCTCTAACTCTTTAAGTTCTTCGTTTAAAGCACTCGAAGAATGCTCAAACCGATATCCTTGTTTTCCTTTTGTCCAAGACATTTACTCGCTCTTCTATAAAATATTGTAAGTCTACGTTCCATAAAGCACAACCATGATATAAAATTCTTGGAATTAGCTTCTTTGCCCCAGCCCTACTATGAGCAAATACAATTTGCAGGTTCTCTGGGTAGTCTATCATAAGGTTGCGGACATTATGCCACAAATAACCAAGATTAGACTTAAACTTAGAAACCTTATTGTGCTCTTCTAATTTCTCTATGGTTGTTTCTGCTACAACAAACATATAAGAATTAAATTGAACACACCTATCCATCTCTCTCCTAAATCTTTCTATATCTTTGCCAAAGGTCTGTCTAAAGTCATCTTGAGCCTTGCGGTCCACAAAGGTCTTAGAATAATATTCTCCTCCCGCAGTATAGTCCCCAAAATCTAATTTATTAATCACACCCCTATTAAAACTCAAGGGAGCCTTCTCTCTGGTGTCTACAAAAATGGGTAGCTCTTCGCAATTATGGTCCCAAAAGTTCTTTGGTAAATTGTTTTTAAAATAATTCCCTATATTAGCCTTTTCAAGGAAATTAGAGTAAGATCCCCAAAACTTTTTATAATAAAAAATATTGGCCATTTCAGACAAATCATAAAAGAGATTCGGAGGCGAAATTGTTATTCCCTTGTGTTTGAATTTGTCGATTGCTCTCTCTTGTATATATTTCTTGACTTCTGATTCTGGAGCAGACTCCATCCATAAAACAAAATTATCATAATCAATAAAGTTGTCTCTAAAATACTGATCATAAGAACGGAAGGGAATCTTTTCTTCTGAATAAAGATCTCTTTTGTCATAATGCTTGACATAGTAATCTCCGATAGTCAAAGCGTGTGCTTTTAAGTGCAAATGAAAGCTGCGTTTATTATCAAACGTTTTTTCACATTCAAGACAACTAAATTCTGTCATAACAATTCTTGTTTCGATATTCCCAAAATACGAGCCTTATATTCATCCATCGTCTCAAGTCTGTCGGCCTCGTCCTCAATTAACTTGTTTTGCATTTCTGCCATCAAAATCATTCGGTCTCTCTCTTCTTTTTCTTGAAAAGCTTCAACCAGAGCGGCGATACTCCCATTCTGTTCCCCTCTTGCCTTTAAACGCGCCTGACGGCTCCCGTTAAGGTCTTTGGTCAAAGATTCGATCCTCTTCTCACATTGGTTCAGCTCGTCGCTGGTGGCCTTTATAATCTCAGTAAGACGCATTGTTAAATCTCGCTCATTATCTGTGTCATTGAGCATGGCGTTGAGTTTGTCGATTCTTTGTTGGATATGCTTCTGCCTAACATAGTTTGTGCAGACGGTAATATACAAATTTAATTCATCGTTTGTTAAATCAGGTTTATCCCAAACCGTTCTAACATATTCACTCTCAAATAAGTCCCTATCCCCTAATGTTGAGTATTGATTAATAAAATGAACGAACCTAGGGCTTTTTAAATAAAATAAAAGCCTCTCACACATTTTTTTCTGTTTTGTTTGGATGGTCAACTCATCAAAGCTTACCCCAGCCCAGTCATTCACTTTTTTTATCGCCCTAGAGAGAGATTTTGGTGGTGACCACTTATCATTAGTCAACATTTCATTGTCATCGACAATTTCTGGTCTATATCGACGTAAAAATTCCATGACAGTCCTATGAGATTGACTAAGGGGAAGAATATCTCTGTCTTTGAAAACTAATTTTGTAATTTCTAAAGCATTCATCCCTCTTTCCACATTGTCGCTTGCTAAGAATTGCTTTTGGTCAGATGTTAAGGTTATCCCCTCCACTCTTTCTGCTAAAGTGGTGGTATAAGCTAAATTGCTTTTAGTTAAAAACGCTCGTATCGCTCTTCCTTCTTTGGAGCGGCCATCTAATTCCTTATCTTCGAAAACCTTCTGAGTAATACGTTTTAAATCGGGGTTCTTTTTAAACTCCTCTTCTATTTGAGCCTTCTGGTCTTCTGTTAGTTCTACCTCATTCATAAAATATCGTGGTTGTCCATTATTGTAACTGCTATCTTATAAAATTTCTTCCTTAAGTTCGCCATTTGTTTATATCTAGGTTTTTTTCTTTTCGCAGCGTCAGCCTTAAACCCAAATCTTTCTGCTACCTCATTCTCATCTATGTTCTCCACATAAAGCATGTAATATATTTTTTTATGCTTTTCGTTTAATTGCTCCATAACAAGTTTATGCAGTCTTTCAGAAGCTTGTGCATAATTTACAAAATCTTTTAAATTCGCCGTCCCCAAAGCAATTCCTTCTTCCAAGGCTACAGGAAGCTTTATATTAAAAGCCTTTTCTTTCTTTTTTTTCCATTTCCTGAAATCAGGGCAGCTTATGTCTTGTTCTCTGGTTTCTGTGAAATCACAAGCAGTTGTCCCCATGTTATGAGGGCAACGTAGACAAGGCTTTGCAAAACTAGAATAGTTATTCCGAATCAAATTTTTTATTTGATTAGATATAATTATTGAAGCCCAAGGCTTAAACGGTCGCGTTTGATCCCAGAGGTGCCACTTTTTGTAAATATGAAAGCGAATTATTTGGCAGACATCATCGTAGTCTATCCACGCCAATGCGCTTAATTGCCACTTAGGCCTATATTTTTTTAAAAGATCCTCTA